TTCGCTGACCCTGATCGGCAGCAGCTCGCGGTGGCGAGCGTCGGCTTCATGCCTGACGGCCGCGTGGGCGAGATATTCCTCAACGCGGCGCACCGCGATCAGTTCATGGATCATCTGATCCGCGACATCGGCGTGCTGATTTCCTACTGCCTGCAATCGGGCTGCGATTTCGAGCGGCTGCGCGAGGGCATGACTCGCGACGCGCATGGGAGCGCCCAGGGGATCGCCGGCGCCGCGCTCGATGCGCTGGCGGGCTTTCTGGCGGAGGCTTCGGCCGATGGCGCGACGCGCTGATCCCAAGGCCGAAGCCGAGGCGCGCGCCAGGGCGTTGCGCGAGGGGTTCGCCGATTATGACCGCCGGCGCTGCAAGTGCGGCGCAAAGTTTCCGCCGTTTGGCGTTTCCGGGACCTTTTATTGCCGCCGGTGCTGGCGTGCGGCCTGCGCGAAGGAGAGCAGCCATGTGGATCGATCTGCGAGGCAATCCGGTCAAGGGGCGCTGTTCTAACGGCGTGATGAAGCTGTTCGCGCCGATCGGGCGGTTTACGCCGGCGCGGAAGATGGCGCTGGTCGGCGCCGTGAAGGCCGGCCATGCGGCGCTTGCCGACGTGCTGCGGTTTTACCGCATCTCCGAGGATGAGTGGCTGGCCTGGACGCGCGACGCCGCGGGCGGTCGCGATCTCATGCGCGTGACGCGGCGCAGTCCGCGTGCGCTGGCGCGGGTGGCGTGAATTCTTCGGCGCCCTGACCGAACAATTTCTCCAAAAAAAGACTGAGAGCGCGCGGTGATGAGCACGCCGGAACCCGTTTTTTCGCCTGTTGACGCCGCCCTGGACTATGCCGCCCGGGGGTGGCCGGTGTTTCCGTGCTCGCCCTCGCCGGAGAAGAACGTCGGCAAGCGTCCGCTGGTTCCGGGCGAGAGCGCGCCCGGCGCGAAGGACGGCGGCCTCTATCTCGCCACCTGCGACGCGGACCAAATCCGCGCCTGGTGGCGGCGCTGGCCGCGCGCCTTGATCGGCCTGCGCACCGATACGTGCGTCGGTTTCGTCGTCGATCTCGATCCGCGCGAGGCGACGGCCGAAGAAATGCGCGCGTCGCTGGAGGATTTTTGCGGGGGCTTCCCGGCCGGGATGGCGGAGAGCCGGACGCAATCCGGCGGGCTGCATTTGTGGTTTCGCACGCCGGCCGATGGCGCGGTCATTGGCAACCGGACCGCGCTGTTTTCGAAGTGTGAGACCGCGCCGGAGGCGATTCGCGCGCATGTCGATGTGCGGGGGGCGGCCGGCTATGTGATCGCGCCGCCCTCGATGATGCTCAACGGCCGAAGCTATGAGTGGATTACGCCGCCGGCCGGCGAACTGCCCGAAGCGCCGGCGCGTCTGGTCGACATCATTCTGTCGCGCGGGGAATTCGCGCCGCGCGCGCGGCCGGCGGCGCCTGTGCGCGACTACGCCAAGGATCATTCGGCCGTTGACGAGGCCCGGCGCAAATATGCGATGGCGGCGCTGGACGCCGAATGCCGCGCGATCGCCGGCGCGCCCGATGGTCAGCGCAACCAGACCGCCAACGATTGCGCCTTGAAGATCGGCCACCTGGTCGGCGCCGGCGCGTTGTCGCGCTCGCTGGCGCTGGCCGCGCTGATCGAAGCCTGCATGGCCTGGGGCATCAAGGCCAATGACAAGGCGGTGAAGCCGGGCGGCACGGTCGAACGCGCGCTGGACGCCGGCGCGCTGGAGCCGCGCGATATGTCCGACGTCGGAACGCGCGCGCGGGAGCGTTCGAACGTCGTTCCGCTGCGCGGCCGCGCGCCGCCGGACGACGATTACATCCCGCCGGGCGAACCTGTCGCCGCCTCGCGTGGGGCCGATCCCGCACCCTTTGTTGGCGCGCCCGAAGAACCCTCCCATACGGGAGAGAGCAGCGGCGAGCCCGACCAGGGGAGTGGGGGAAGCGGCGTCGTCTCCGACGACAGCTCTATTGATCGCCGCTGCGCCTTCCTGCCGATGACCGATCTCGGCAATGCGGAGCGCTTTTTCGCTCGCTATGACGGCAAGGTGCTTTGGTGCGAAAAACTGGGCTGGCTGATCTGGGATGGGCGGCGGTTTGCGCGCGAGGGCGCGAACGACAGCGTCATGTCGGCCGTGCAGGCGACGGTTCGCGCCATCCAGGACGAAGCGAAGGCCATTCGCGGCAGCGAGGACGATTACGCCACCATCGTGCGCGACAAGGAAGTCTGGTTCTCCGACAAGGTCGCCGCCTGGGGGCGCGCCTCGGAAAGCAACAACCGTATTTCCGCCATCAGCAAACTGGCGGCGGCGAAATTCTCAGTCAGCCCGGATGAGTTGGACCGCGATCTCTACGCCATCAACGTGCTGAACGGGACGCTGCGGATCAGCAAGGATTTTGACGGCTATGTGCGGCTGGACCCGCATGACCCCAAGGACCGCATCACCAAACTGGCGCGCGTGACCTATGACCCCGACGCGGCGGTGCCGAATTATCGCGCCTTCCTCGACCAGGTGCAGCCGCCGGCCGCTGACGGGTCGCGGGCGGTTCAGCGCTTCCTGGCGCAATGGGCGGGGCTCGGCCTGACCGGCGACACGTCGGAACAGCGGCTGACGTTTCATTACGGCAAGGGCCGGAACGGCAAGGGCGTCTGGACCAAATGCCTGCTGCATGTGAGCGGCGACTATGCCGACACGATCCCCATTGAGAGCTTTCTGGACTCCGGCCGCGCGCGAGCTGGTGGGCAGGCGACGCCCGATATCGCCAAGCTGCCGGGCGTGCGGCTGCTGACTACCTCGGAGCCGAAAAAGGGCGCGACGCTCGACGAGGGGCTGGTGAAGCTGTTCACCGGCGAGGATCGGATCGACGCGCGCCACCTCAACAAGGAGTTCTTCTCGTTTCGGCCGCAAGCCAAGCTGACCATGCAAGGCAATTATCGGCCGAAGATCAGCGGGACGGATGAGGGTATCTGGCAACGCATGATCCTCGTGCCGTGGCCGATCACGATTGCGCCGAACAAGCAGGATCGGGGGCTCGATAAAAAGCTCTACCGGGAGGCCTCCGGCATCCTGAATTGGATGCTGGATGGGCTGCGCGACTGGATGGATCACGGGCTGCTGCTGCCGGACGCCGTGAAGGACGCCACCGCCTCCTATCGCGAGGACAGCGACCCGCTCGGTCGCTTCCTGGAGGTCTGCACCAAGCCCGACATCGGCAAGCGCGTCCAGGCCGTCGAGATGCACCGGCTGTACTGCGCATGGGCGAAGGCCAACGGCGAGGCGGAATGGACCATGAAGGGGCTTGGCATGGCGCTGACGGAGCGTGGCATCCCGAAAAAGAAGGCCTCGGAAATCTGGTGGCTCGATCTGTCGACGACGAAGGTGGTGTCCGATTTCGTCAATGAGCATGGGCGCGCCTGGGGCTCGGGGGACCATAGCGGCGGTCCACCGGACGAGGATGATGGCCGTTGGGAGCGCGAACCATGACGCAATCCTCCCATCCTCCCGTTTTTCGCTCAATCCTCCCGCGCGCAAGTATCTGTTTTCGCGCGTGTTGGGAGGATTTGGGAGGATAGGGAGGTTTTTCGAGCCTTCGGCCTCATGTGTGTGCGTGCGCGCAGGAAAAAAATACGAATTTCATATGTGAAAACCCTCCCTATCCTCCCTAACCCTCCCAAAGGCTTTTCAATCAATGGCTTATGAACGGGAGGATTTCTAAAAATCCGGGAGGGACGGGAGGATCGCCGGTTTAGCGTGTCGGAGCATCGAGATGGTTGCAAAATTTTGGGGCGTCGCGGGTTTGAAGACGGGGATCAAGGCGCTGGGGGAACGCCGCGAATTCCCCTTCGGGCGTCAGAGCCTGCCTGAACCCGTCTGCAACGCCGCCGCGCGCGAAGGGCTGGAGGCTGCGGGATTCGAAGTGTTCGCGCCCGCGATTGGAGCATCAACGCGTCGGCGCCGTCAAGGGCGTCATCCTCGATAAAGACGGCAACACCGTCTACGATCTCTATTCCGAGTTCGGCATCAGCGCCGCCGCCGACGTGAATTTCGATCTGACGGCCGCGGGCAAGCCGCGCAAGCAGTGCGCGAGCATTGTGCGCAGCGTCGCCCAGAGCCTCGGCGGCATCGCTTATTCCGGCATTTACGCGCTGTGCGGCGATACGTTCTGGGACACGCTGATCACGCATGCCGACATCGAGAAGACCTATCTTTACCAGGAAGGCCAGCAGCTTCGGAACGGCATCGCCTATCAGACGCTGACTTTCGGCGGAATCATCTGGGAGAACTACAAGGGCTATGTGCCGGCCAATGACGGCTCCGGCGGCGTGACGCCGTTCATCGGCGCGACCGAGGCGCGGGTTTTCCCGCTCGGCGTTCCCAACTTCTTCCGGACGGTCTTCGCGCCGGCGGATTACATGGAAACCACCAACACCATCGGCCTGCCGCGCTACGCCAAGGCGATCCCGAGCGACAACAACAAGGGCGTGCGTCTGGAGATGCTGACCAACCCGCTGTCGTACTGCACCCGCCCCGCCGCCCTGCGCAAGCTGGTCGCGAGCACCTGACCGTGAGCCGTTTCGGCGATCAGCTCAAGGCGCGCCAGCCCCTGTTGGATCGCCGCTACGGCGACCTCGTCACCATCATCCCATGGCTCGCCGGCGACATGCTCGCTGGCGGCCCTGATCCAGCTACCCCGGCCTACGAGCTGTTCGGCATTCTGGACATTCCGACCAAAATCCAGCGCGTCCAGGGCGCCTCCGGCGTCATCGGCTCGCGTGCGGACACGCTGGCGCAAGCCGCGCAATTCGACTTTGCGGTCTCCGCGCTCGCAAGCGACAAAGGCGTCAATCCCACGCCGAAAGAGGGGTGGCGGTTGCAGCCGGTCGAACCGACTGGCGCGCCCGTCTATTCCATCAAGAGCGTCGAGCCGGACGGGCTTGGCCGCATTGTTTGTTCGATCCTCAAGGCCTGAAAATGGGTCTCCCCGGCCTCGCTCTCCTCATCATCGCGACCCAGGCGCTTCGCGCCCGTTTTGGCGCCGATGTCGTCATCAAGATGCAACCGGACGCCCCCGTCGAGATCGCGGCGAAGACGGTCTGCCTGTTCCTGGAGCGAGCCTCCGGTAAGCCGATCGGTGGATTTGGCGAGGGCGGCTCTCGATGCTCTGATCATCAAGGCGCGTAAGGCGCGCGCCGAATTGAGAAAGCTCTCCGCCGTCGCAGCTTCGCCGGGCGCGGGCGAGGCCCCCTCGTTCGGCTCGCTCCACCGCAACTCCTTCACGACAGGTCCGCAGGGGGAATAGGCCCGTGCTCTATCAGCTTGGCGCGCTCACGCTGGACGTGGCGCCATTCAACACGCATGAAGTCGAGCGCGAAGCCGGGTTCGACTTCGCGGCCAAGGACGTCGTCGGCGGCATGAAGCCGCGCGAGCCGATGGGCGAGGCGGATGAAACGATCACGCTGGAATGCAGGCTGTTCCCGCATCGCTTCGGCGGCCTCTCCGGACTGTCGGTGCTGGACGGCATGCGCGCCAGCGGTCAGCCGCAGATCCTCGTGCGTGGCGACGGACTGAATCGTGGCTGGTTTCTGATCGACAAGGTCAAGGAGACCGACGCCTTCCTGACGCGGGAAGGAATCGGACGGCAGATCGACGTGTCGATCAGCCTCACGCGATCCCCCGTCGGCGCCAGCGCCGGATCGATCCTCTCGACGCTGATGTCCTTGTTCCGGTGAGGCAGCCATGGCCACCGAAATCCTGACCTTCAACGGCTCCACGCCGCTCGATCTGCTGCTCTGGCGGCGCTATGGCCGCGACGTCGTCGGGCTGGTCGAACAGACGCTGGTCGCGAATCCACATCTGGCCGGGCTCGGCGTCTGCCCGCCGCGCGGCACGAAAGTGCTCGTGACCGTCCCGGCGGCACAGCAGGAGACCGCGACCAGGACGGTGTCGCTCTATGACTGACGTCTCGCGCGGCGCCTATTATCTCATCTCGATCGATGGCAGGCCGGTCACGGCGAATTTCGCGCCCTACCTGCTGTCGATGACGATCCGCGATACCGAGGGCGGCAAAAGCGACAGCCTCGATCTTGAGATGGATGATCGCAACGGCCAGATCATCCTGCCGCGCACCGGGGCGATGGTCAATGCGGAGATCGGCTGGAAAGGCGGCGGCTGCATCACCTTCGAGGGCAAGACAGACGAGCCGCATAGCCGGGGCTCGCGCGGCGGCGGCATGACGCTGTCGCTGAACGCCAAGAGCGCCGATCCGAAAGGGAAGGGCAAGGAGCCGCAGAGCCGCCACAAGGACAAGGCGAAGTTTGGCGATGTCGCCAAGGAATGGGGCAAGAAGATCGGCTATTCCGTGCAGGTCCATTCCGCGCTGTCGGCGATCTCGCGCGATTATTGGGAGATGGCCAACGAGTCGTTCCACGCCTGGGGCGCGCGCATCGCCCGCGAGATTGGCGCGACGTTCAAGGTGCAGGGCGGCAAGGCGGTGTTTGTGCCGCGCGGCGGCGCCAATGCGGCCTCGGGCGCGGCGCTGGCGACCGTTTACGCCACGCGGCCTGGCAACATTATCAACTGGGACCTCACGCCCTGTTTCAACCGCATGGCCTATCAGCAGTTCTCGGCGCGCTGGTACGACATCAAGAAGGCGCGATGGGTCACGGAGAAGGTCACCAGCGGCGGCGACGCGCTGGCGGACCTTACGCATCGGTTCAAGGCGACCGACAAGGATCACGCCAAGCAGCTCGCCAGTTCGAACAAGGACGAGGCCGACCGCGAGAAGGGCGGCGGAACTGTCATGATCATCGGTGAGCCAGCCGCACGTTCGCAGGCGACATGCGTCGTTTCGGGCGTCCGCGCCGGCATCAATGGGTCGTACCGCATCACCGAGGCGGCGCACACTTACACGCGCGGCGGCGGCTACGACACGGAAATGACGCTCAAGCAGCCAAGCGGCGACGCCGGCTCAGACAGCCGTAAGGCGTCGAGTTAAGCGCCCGCTCCTCAATCAACATCTTCTCCACGACCTGAAAGGACCAGCCGATGGCTGACGTGTCCAAAATTTTGCTCGCCATCGAACCGCACGCGAGGCCGGCGATCATCGCCGGCCTCGCCAATGCCTTTCTCGATTGCATCAACCGCGCCGATCTCGCGACGCAGCTGCGCCAGGGGCATTTTCTCGCCCAATGCGCCCACGAGTCCGACGGCTTCCAGACGACAGTCGAATATGCGTCGGGCCGCGCCTACGAAGGTCGCCGCGATCTCGGCAACGAGGAGCCCGGCGATGGCGTTCGCTACAAGGGGCGCGGCCTGATCCAGCTCACCGGCCGCGCGAACTATCGCAGCTTCGGGGCGATGCTGGGGCTTAACCTCGAAAGCGATCCCGCGCGTGCCGCCACATTCCCAGCTGCCGCGCTCGTCGCCGCCGCATATTGGCGCGCGCGGCGGATCAACGACTACGCCGACCATGACAGTATCGAAGGCGTCACGCGCAAGGTCAATGGCGGCCTGAACGGGCTCGCCAGCCGCAAGGCCTATCTGGCCCGGGCGAAGCACGCGCTCGCCGATCTCAAGGGCGCGCTGACGGCTCGCGCGGCGGAGGAGACGGCGAAAGCCAAAGCGAAAGCCAAGAGCGCTGCGGCTTCCATGACGGCCGGCGCTGCGACGACCGCCGCCGCGCCTGTCGCGCCGGACCATGTGCAGCTCGGCGCGCTGGTCATCTTGGGCCACCTTGGCGACCATCGCCAAGAAGGCGGTGCGGTAACCGCGCCCTTCCTCATCACCGGTTCCTTGCGTCGCTCGCCGGCCGGCGACGCGAGGTGATTCACCGCGCCGGCGCGAAGGAAAAATCATGTCCGCCATCGAAGACCTCGAAACCGCCTATGAAGCGATCCAGAAGGCGGTGTCCGACGCCGTCGCCAAAATCCAGTCGCAGAGCGCCGCGCTCGCCAGCGCCGTCGCTGCGAACGATCCCACGAAGATCGAAAGCATCGCCCAAGAGCTGACCGCGACGGCCGCCACGCTGGAAGCCGCCGTCAACCCGCCGGCGACGGCTGCGAGCTGATCGCGCGGAATCATTATGGCCGGGGCGCGCCGCCCCGGCTTTTCACACTGAACGACCCGGGCGGCGGCTCCTGGGCGAAGGAATTGAGCCATGGCGGATGCGGGCGGCGGCTTGGGGCAGAGCGAGACGGCGATCATTGGAATGGCGACGACGGTGCTCGCGGGATTCCTGGGAAAATTCTGGGACCACCTTTTTGGCGGTCACGCTGCAGCGGAAAAACAGCGAGCCGAAGCACGGAAGCTCCTCGAGGATGCCTTCGATGAAAAGACGCGAGCACTGATCGATAGCTACGGCAAGATGATCGATGATCTGAAAGAGTTCTACGAAAACCGAATCACAGAGCTGCGCGCTGATGTCGACCACTGGCGCGGCGAGACGATCTCGCTCCGCAAAGCACTGGACGCGCTGCGAGCCAGGGCGGCGGGGCAATAAATGGCGACGGCGATCAAAAAGACCGAATAGAAACGCCGGCTTCGAGCGATCGAGAAAGCCTTACGCGCTGGCGCTTGCTCGCCGTGCGTCGAGACGAGCCCGCGCGATCATGGCGCGCTCGTGGAGAAAATTGACTGAATATCCGCCGGCTCCCTCAGAAAGCGGGGGCCGGAAGCCGGACGCGGGCACAGTTTGGCGACCAACCCGCGCAGCGCCACCAAGGATAACGCTCCCCCGCCGCCGTCGACGGCTCGCGCAGGGTGCCAGAATCCTGGTTATAAGAAAACATGCAATCTGAAATGGACCTTGGAGACAGCCAATCTCGGCTACGCGTTGTCAGACCGGCGCGCCCGGCGGCAGGTTATATCGGAGGGAAAAAACAGCTGGCGGAACGGCTATCTCGGTTGATCGATCAGACTCCACATGATCTTTATGCCGAACCTTTCGTTGGGATGGGTGGAGTCTTTTTGCGACGGGTCCGCGCGCCTGATGTCGAGGTAATTAACGATCGCTCTCAGGACGTGGCCAATTTCTTCCGGATCCTGCAACGCCATTACGAGCCTTTCTTTGACATGCTAAAATGGCGGCTCACGTCGAGGGCCGAATTTGATCGGCTGCTGTCACAAGACCCGACGACGCTGACCGATCTTGAACGTGCTGCGCGGTTTCTCTACCTGCAGCGCTTGTCTTTTGGCGGTAAGGTTTCCGGCCGAACCTTCGGCTATTCTCTCACCGGCCCTGCGCGGTTTGATACGACCAAGCTCGGCGTGCTCCTCGAGGCGATCCATGATCGACTTGCGGGTGTGACAATAGAATGCCTCGACTGGCGCGATTTCATCGCGCGGTGGGATCGGCCCGGCGCGCTGTTTTTTTGTGACCCGCCATACTTTGGGACAGAGCGCTATTATGGAGCGGGGCTCTTTTCTCAGGCGAGCCATGCGGAAATGGCCGAGGCCCTTGGCGGCTTGAAAGGCAACTTCATCTTGACGATTAACGACCTGCCGCAGACGCGCGAGATCTATGCTGCTTTTCGGCTCGAAAGCGTCGATTTGACATATCAGGCCGGCGGCGCGGACGAAGCGAAGGCGGTTAAAGAACTTATCGTCTCTGGCCCTTGACGGCAGCATGGGCGGGCAATGCGCCATTGGCCTGCGCCCAGGGAGCGTAACGCCGGCCTGGCGCGCCTATCCCGCGCCCGGGCTGGCTAACCTGACATTGCGCGCCCCGGCCGGCGTGGCGGCCAGGTCGCCGATCAGACGCGAGCCAATTTCTCTCGCGCCGCGCTCGCGATGAAGGCCGAACGTGTAACCCCGCTTCTGCTTGCAGCTTCGTCGATGGCTTCCAGCAATCCGGCGTCCATGGTTAGATTGGCGCGGACGCTCCGGCCGGCGTCAAGGATCAGCGGGACAAGCACGGCCGTTTCGCCCGGGCCTATTTCCCCGCGGGCGAGGACCTCCGCAACCGACGAGGGCGGGGGCACTGGATGGCCCCCGCTTCTTTTATATGCGATGACGTCGCGCAGAGCGGCGGTCGCATCCGCAAGGGCGGTTTCTGGCGTATCGCCAGCGCCGACGCACCCGTCAATGTCGGCGATACGCACTCCCCAAGCGTCTGAGGCACCATCGAGAATGCCGACGTAATAGGCCAT